CATTTCAGGCCTGTTCTCTTTTTCATATCTCTCGTGATACGGAATGTCTTTTGGCTCTTTGCATCTTTCAAGAAGATCATGAACGGTATTATTCAACACCTCTTCTTCTGTGATCGGAATACAGTATGCTTGAGCTTCACCATCTGATATTCGTTTACTATTAGGGATTCGGAGTATCCGTCGCGTGTCTGTGATAACCTGTCTATCAGATGTTTTCAAATCGCACTCATCGATATAATAGTTAGATATACTCACCTTCTGTTCCGTTGGCTCTACTTCATCTTGATAGAGCATATGAATATGCACTCCAAGACCAGAGAACACACATACTGTGGGTATGTTATCTTCTCTGAGCTTTTTCACAATTTCTTGAGCTTCGGACCACACCAACCCAAGAATCTCTTCAGCAAGCTCTTCATCGTTTCTCATACGCTCTATTTTTTCTATGTCAGATACATCTGAAGAAAAAGCAGAATCTTTCAACGGAGCATCGAGATCAAGAAAAACTTCATCAAGAACAGGACGCATATCAGAACGAAATCGGCAAGTCGATGAGTAAAGGTTTCTTGTGTTCTTATTATGCTCAAAAAATATATCCCAAAGCCCTTTTGATTCAACGAAAAACTGCCTCAATCCGGTTTCATCAGCATAGGCTACAGTACGTGGAAAACTCCCAAATAGAATCTCTTGGGCATTATTCATTACCGGAAAAGAGAAGCCGCGTCAATAAAAATGTTACTGCTTGTTATTCAGGCGGTCGGCAACAAGGTTGCCCGAATAACAAAACTTCCGTCATTCGGAGTGCGAACAACACTCATAGGAGTATCCTGTTCAATATCAACTTCAACTTCACCACTAATGTTATTGAACAACTCCGAGAATCCACGACTGTACGAATTATTTACATCCGGCCCTTCAACATCTTCTGCCTTCAAAGAACCAGAGACAGAGTTACGCTGATTCTCATCAGCAGCATTGAGTACAAATTCACCGTCTTCAATAACAACGGGATAGGTACTCATGGCGAAATCGTCAAACTCCTTCACCTGAACAATTCGTTCAAACTGATCAACAGTAGTGGTGAAGTGAGTGCTAAGACGCTCTCCATCACTCGGCTTACACCAACGCTCTTCATCATCATAGACATTCACAATACCTGTCTGTTGCGACTCATAATCAGCTTCGGAAGAAGGAACATAGATAGTGACCGTTAGATCACCACTAATCTCCATTTTGCTACAGAGTGTATCATCTTCATTCCCAAAGAACGTGACCTTCACCCGTTCTCCACCAACAAAATCAACATAATTCTGAACGTCTTCGATATTGATTAGAGACTCCATACCCGCTTCATTAGAGTCATGAACCTCAATATCTTGAACGAACGGAGAGTCAAACGTACAGTACGCGACTACTTGCTCTCCCATGTTCGCAATTGTTGTAAGCGATTCTTCTCGGAGATTGAAGTATGCCTTATCGTACTTATCATTAAGCGGCGCAGAGAGCCACGTAAGCATACTCTGAAGGTTTCCACGAGTTGTCTCAAACGATCCTTGCTCAATCATTGTTCACCCCGAGAGTGCCTTCAGAAATGAAGTTAGTTCCTTCATCACTTCCAATAAATTCATCATACGTTTGTAGCTCCATGTCTTCCATAGACCGAGCTACACAATCAACGATATAAATAGCTGTCTTATTGGGAATATTAGTTGGATTTTCCAAGTCAGTAGCCAAGTTAGCGATCATATTCATCCACTTTATGTCCCGCTCTTCGACAGAACCACTATCGCACCTATCGGCAACTCCACTTGGCATCTGAAGTCGAATCATTAACTCTTCAGCGGGAGTTAGTTCAATCTCTACTTCTCCTTCTGGTGTTTCAATGGTTTCAATCATTAATCTAAGTACCTCATTGTGTTTGCTTCAGTAAAGTTCACGTCGTAATCAAGACTATACATCTCATTCACATCACCAACATTATCAGCACCTTCCGACTCCATTCGCTGAATCTCATCAAGCAGGTCAATGTGCTTCTCATACGTCGGTCGCTCAAGACCCATGTACTTGAACCGTGTCAACCCACTCTTCTGAAGATCCCCCACAGGGACTCCATTCCCATTCAAGTAGAGACGAATAATGCTATTTACCTTATAGACATTATCCTTTTCTCCACCCGGCTTATCCGGAGCCTGATCAATATTATCGTTAGAGATTACCTCCCCAACGTCGTCCTTCCGCGTGCTTGTCCAGTAAACGTGGAAGTCGCAACTCTCAAATGGCTTTCGGAAGTGCTTGTTATGATACTCCTTAATCTTCGGCCAATCCTGAAGCTCAATATTTACATCTTCAGGTGGAGTGTTGGGATACCATTCCTCAATAAACTTGTATTGACTCCACTCCCACATAACCGCCATAGAGTCAACAACAATAGTCCCCCGGTCGCCCGTTTGTTCCATGTACTCCGAAAGGAAATTCAACGCTTCATCTCGGTGTTGGCAAGCCTCATCGAAATCAGACGGTTGCCAAATATACACTTCCTTATCTTGGAACTTGTGAGCGATATCATCTGCCTTATTTTCTGTATCGATAAAGCAGATAGGATCAGGCATGGTATATCCAAAGTGAGTCTTACCTTGCCCCTCATCGGACCAGCACATAATCTTGTGCTGACTTTCTCGCTCGCTCGCCTCATTAACATCCATAGCATTGGGTGCTAACGAGGAAAGGTCTGTACTGTTATCTTCTGTCATGTCTTCTGTTTCCGGTTCTTGTTCATTCTCATCTTCTGCTCGTGTCTCATTTTCGCCCGAATCCCCGTTATCAGAGGAACTATCGTCACTCCATCCCATCGTTTAATCTATTGTTATCGAGGAATTTAACGTCGTCGGTATCTTCTATACCAAGCTCTTCAGCGATTTCATCATCATGAATAGTCACGTCTTCAAGATCATCATACTCAAAGACACGAGCATCTTCATCCATGATTACAATGGCGTCTCCATGTCCTTTCTCACGAAGTTCTTCCAAGAGGAAGTTAACCTCTTCCCGCTCCCACTCCGTCGAAACTCTAATGATATGACCCATTATTAATCACCTAGATAGTCTCTCGGTCAACGTTCGAACTAGTCTCTTCTCGCTCCGGGGACTCAGATTCACTCTGATCCGTGTACCCATCATACTCACCTTCAACAAGAATCGGAACGACGCCATCAACGTTCATGGAAACAATCCCATCTTCATTCTTACTGACAGTCCCGAAGAATTCAACAACAGACCCGGACCCGTACTCCATCTTACTCGGATCAATCCAACACGTCAATCCGGGAGTAGCATTATCACCAGCATTATCAGCATCGAAGACCGGACTTTCCACGATATCATCTTCATCGAACACAGTATCGTCACGAACCGTGTACGTCCCATTACCTTCGTCGGGGTTCCGGTATCCATCGTAAATGTCCACAGTCATACGACGAATATCAACACCGAACGAAGCGGGGTACACATTACCGTCGTCGTTGCGTTCAACCTGACTCAGATTACCAGCAACGCTTTCGATATCCGTCTCGGGGACATACTCCCTAATCTCTTCAATAATCTCTCCACGCTCATCAGGACGGGTTACACTAAGTTCAGTATCCTCCCCCGAATTGAGAACACGGAATTCGTCATTGTGTGCTTCCTGAACAGAAAACTCTCCTGTAACGATATTACCAACCTGATCGAAGGCGTCAAGCACTTCACCGAGATTCACGTCGCCTTCATCGATAATAATCGTGGAGACGTATGGGCGTCCGGGTTCATTGGGTTCTTCATCGACAAGCGCCTTTCCGACGAAGGTATCACCATTAGACCAATTGCGGATATCCCCGCCGATTGTGAGCATTTCAACGCCCTCAACATTCTGCTGGAATTGAGCCAACTCTTGTGTTCGTGTCGTCCGGAGAGCGAGCGTTTCAAGGTAATCCTCGTCAACGTTAGAGGCACGCTCTTCTACACTCTCGTAATTCTCCTTAAACTGCTCCACAACGTCGTCATAGTCCAACTCGTTATCTTCAGCAAATTCTTCAAGCTTATCGGCAGTTTCGTTGGAAACTTCCATCTGTGCCCCTATCTTGAAGCAGGGTAGTAAAAACGTTTACGGTCTACACTCCTTGAATCGACTCTTCACCGATATCGATCAGTAGAGAATTGTTACCAGTAGCAGGATGCTGTTGAATATTCACTTCAAACAATTCGCCCTGTGCCTGTTTCATTTGGAGGTGATATAAAGCTACGTACTGAATGAGTTTTCCCCCGTATTGTACCATGTTAGCACCATAACTATCAGGATTCACACTAGCCTGATTCGTAAATATAACAGGACACTCTAAATATTCAGAGATATCCTCAATCTTACTAAGATGCTCTTTTACAGTATTAGAACGTTCGGGTAGATCCTGTCGTCCTTGGAAATCAGGAGAAAGTCTAATCTGTGCTGTAAGGGAATCAATCACAACTACAGATGCTTCATTAAACTCTTCCATAATCTTCCCATA